GATAATTGACGAAGCAGCTTTCATTGATAGGATTGATACCATATGGACAGCTGCACAACAAACACTATCTACTGGTGGTGGTTGTATTTCTCTTTCAACACCTAATGGTGTGGGTAATTGGTTTCATAAACAATGGTTAGGTGCTGAAGATGGAACAAATAATTTTAATACCATTAGATTACATTGGACAGACCATCCTGATAGAGACCAAGTTTGGAGAGATGAACAAGATAAAATTTTAGGGCCGTCACAAGCAGCTCAAGAGTGTGATACAGACTTCCTATCAAGTGGACGAAGTGTAGTTGACCCTGCAATTCTACAATGGTATAAAGATGAAATGATAGAAGCACCTGTTGAAGAGTTGGGTATTGATAGAGGTTTATGGGTGTGGAGACAACCTGATTATACAAAAGAATATATAGTGGTTGCTGATGTTGCTCGTGGTGATGGAACGGATTTCTCAGCTTGTCAAGTATTTGAAGTAGAAGATATGGAACAATGTGCAGAATACAAAGGACAATTAAGTACAACGGATTATGGAAACTTCTTAATTGAAGTTGCTACAAAATACAATGATGCTTTATTGGTAGTTGAGAACAACAATATCGGTTGGGCTACAATACAAACTATTATTGATAGAGGATATAAGAATCTATTCTATCAATCAAAAGATTTACAAGTTGTTGATACGGAACATAATATTACAAACAAGTACAGAGCACAAGATAGAAATATGGTGCCTGGTTTTTCAACAACTGTAAAAACTCGTCCATTAGCTATAGCTAAAATGGAAGAATATACAAGAGAAAAATTGGTGAAAATTCACTCAAATCGATTAATTGATGAATTATTTGTATTTATATACAAGACTGGAATTTCACAATCAAAAGCAGAAGCAATGCAAGGTTACAATGACGACTTAGTTATGTCTTATTCAATAGCACTTTGGGTTAGAGATACAGCCCTAAGACTACAGAAAGACAAGAATGACCAACAATGGGCAACAATGAACTCAATGTTGAAATCAAATGGAAACAAATCTGAACAAGCAGTAGGTTTTAGTAAAGGTTCTATTGGGCAGCCATCAAAAAATCCATATGAAGTGGATTTGGGTAATGGTGAAAAAGAAGATTTAACTTGGTTAATTAAATAAAAGAGGTAAAAAATGGCAGACGAAAATATATTAACGAGATTAGGAAAATTATTTCAAAATCAAATAGTAGTTAGAAAAACAGATGATGGTCAAGTGAAAGTCAAAGATGTTGAATTTTCACAAACTGCACTAACATCTAATTTTATTGATAGATATAATAGAATTAATTCAAGTGGGTATGGTGGTTCTACTTATCAAGCTAAACAAAATGCAAACGCATATGATGTAGCTAGAAAAGAATTGTTCAGAGATTATGAATTAATGGATGCAGACCCAATCATATCATCAGCTTTAGACATTTATTGTGATGAATCTACAGTTGATAATATTGAAAACAGAATATTAAAAATTAAAACAGATAATCCAAAAGTCCAAAAAATATTACATAACTTATTCTATGACATAATGAACATTGAGTTTAATTTATGGAGTTATATTAGAAATATGACTAAATATGGAGACTTTTATTTACATTTAGATATATTGGATAAACATGGAGTTGTAAATGTAAAACCTCTTTCAGTATATGAAGTGAATAGAATAGAAGGACATGACCCAAGTAATCCTAAATTAGTTCAATTTGAAGTTCAACAATATTCAGAAACAAGAAGAGCTTCAAAACCTGATAATATTTATGAGAACTATGAAATTGCTCACTTTAGAAACTTAGCTGACACAAATTACTTACCTTATGGTAAATCAATGTTAGAGGGTGCAAGAAGAGTATTTAAACAATTAACTCTTATGGAAGATGCTATGTTGATTCATAGAATGATGAGAGCACCAGAGAAAAGAATATTTAAAGTAGATATTGGAAACATACCACCTAATGAAGTGGATAACTTTATGCAACAAATCATTGGCAAGATGAAAAAAACACCTGTGATGAATGCAGATGGTGATTATAATTTAAAATATAATATGGAATCAATTACAGAAGATTATTACTTACCTGTTCGTGGTGGAGATAGTGGAACATCTATTGACACTTTACCAGGTTTAGGAAACGATGGTGCAATCGAGGATGTGGAGTATTTAAAAAACAAAATGATGGCAGCTTTAAAAATACCAAAAGCATTTCTTGGGTATGATGAGAATGTAGGTTCAAAAGCTACATTAGCTGCTGAAGATGTAAGATTTGCAAGAACAATTGAAAGACTACAAAAGATATTAGTTGCAGAACTTGAAAAAATAGCTATTGTTCATTTATACACACAGGGATTTGAAGATGCAGAATTAATTAATTTTGAATTAGAATTAACAAATCCATCAATGATACATCAACAAGAGAAATTAGAGTTGTTGACTCAACAAACAGAGATTGCAAATACTTTAATGGAAAATAAAATGATGTCAAGACAATGGATATATGATAATATATTTGATTTAAATGATGAAGATAAATCTGAAATATTTAATGGTGTAATTGAAGATAGAAAACAACAATTTAGAATGGAACAAATTGAAACTGAGGGAACTGACCCAGCTGAAGAAGGTACAGAACCAACTGATGATATGGAAGAACAAGGTGGTGAACACGGTGGAGATAGAAGAAGTGGAACTGGTAAGAAAGAATTTGGTAATGAATATTCAGCCAAAGACATAAAAGATGCAACGAAGTACGAAAGAGAACGATATGGTAAACGAGAGTTTAAAGGTGGTTCTCCATTGGCTACATCAAAGGGTGGGACAATAGTTGCACGAGAAGGATTATTAAATCAATTAAAAAATAAATTTGGAAAAGATTTAGATAAATCTATGTTGAATGAAGAAATTATTTTAGATGAAGAGGAATAAAATTGGTTTATTTACAAAAAACATTATATTTATATATGAATAATTACATATATAGTATCCAAAAAAAATGGGGACTCGACAATGCGTAAAGTTAAACATAATAAAATCCGCAACACGGGTTTGTTGTTTGAATTTTTGCTTAGACAGATTACATCTGATGTGCTAAATAAAGACAATGGACACGCGGTACAAATAGTTAAAGAAAAATTTAACGAAAACACAGAGTTAGGTAAAGAATTAGCTTTGTATAATATTTTAATCACAAAGAAATTCAAGTCAGATACAAAGGCAGACTACTTCATTAATGAAGTTATGAAAGCTAGAAGTGATTTAAATAATTCTACATTACGAAGAGAAAGATACAATCTTATAAAAGAAATTCAATCTAATTATAATATTCAAAAATTTATGTCTTCAAAAGTTCCAAATTATAAAACTTACGCATCTATATTTACATTATTCGAATATAACAAATCTTTATCACCAGACCAAAAAACAGAATCATTTTTTAATATTGTTGAACATGTGACAACTGATGATACATCAATTAAGTTATCAGAAACTGTTACTACTTTACCAGATGACGAAGATTTAAGAATCCTTACATATAAAACTCTTTTAGAAAAATTTAATCAAAAATATACAAAATTAAGTAAAGACCAAAAGAATCTACTTAGAGAGTATATTAACAATGTATCTAATACTAATTCATTAAAAGATACTTTAAGGGAAATAGTCAAAGGATTAAAAGAAGATTTAACAACACATTCTAAAAACTTACAAGATAAAGTTGTAAAAATTAAAATGTCAGAAGCTATAAAATCAATTAACAAATTCTGTGGACTTAATGATAAATCAGATGTTGTTAAGGATGAATATGTTATTCAAACAATGAGATATTTAGAACTCGTAAAGGAAGTTAAAAAAAGTGGAAATAAAAAACAGAAAGTTATTTAAAGAATTAATTAAAAAATTAACTCTTGAACTTTTAGACGAAGAGGGTTTAGAAGAAATATCAACAACTGCTGGTGTAGATGGATATTCCACACCATTTGCTTTTGGTAAGATGAAAAAGAAGAAGAAAAAAAATTTAGAAAAACAAACTGGATACAAGTTTGTAAGTGAAGCGGTTGATAAAAAAGATTTAGAACAAATAACAAAATTAATAAGAAATGTCGTTGGCGATATATTAAGAGATATATGGTTAAAACGAACAGCTTGGAAATAGGAGATAATAAATGTCAAGATATATAAAAGACCCAAATGATTCAACAAAACAAGTACCAGGTCCTCTACCTGATAATGCTCGTGATAGAGTTGGTACATTGCAAGCGGGTAAACTTATAAAAACACCACATTATGTTTATGTCGCAAAAACTATACCAGCTGATGATGAATTAAAGTTTTATTTTAAATCATCAGCATCTTTTGCAGTTGATGTTGGTAGTAATGGTGCTACAGTATTAACTAGTGCATCAAAATATGTTAGTTATGGATTACCTTTAATAGGAACTAGATTGGATATTCATCCAACAGCTTTTAGTTGTAGTAATGCTATGAGTAGTAGTATAAATTTTGTATATAAAAGTGCTTTAAGCACAGGAGGATTGTAATGTCCTTACAACAAATTAACGAGTCGATGAAAGTTATCAATGGCTGATTTTACAAGTGCACATACAGGTAATGAAATTGATTTATCAATAGCTTCAGGTTCAACAACCACTGGAGTTATAAGAGATTTTACAACTTTAAGTGGTTCTTCAACTGCTACAATAAAAATTGGTGGTGGAATTAACACACTTTCTCATATAACCGCAAGTGGTAATATAAGTTCAAGTGGAATCATAACCGCTGAAGGGTTAGTAATTAGTGATGACTTTAGTTTAACAGATGATTTAACAGTTGGTGGGAACATTAGTGGTAGTTCAACTTCAACTGGTTCATTTGGAAGAGTGGATACATCTACTATAGATATTGATAGTATTCAAGGAAATTGGACAAATGCAGGAAACACAGTTGCTGACTTAGGAGCAATTACAACAGTCGATATAAATGGTGGAACTATAAATGG